TTTGTAAAGAATTGATTGATAGTGAAACTGAACTGAAACATTACTATGAATTGATGTTGGAGCGTATGGAAGAAGGTCTTCCTGCGAATTGGGATGGCACTTATCATGCTACATCGAAATAATGAAAGAGAACTATGAACAAACCAGATAAAAATTTTAGACTAAGCAAGACAGTCAAGCGCATGGCTGCAACTTTTGTGGATCCGCAAGAGCGCAGAGCATTCATTCGGCTGATGACCGATGCCGAGTTGGAAGCCAAAAAAGCACCTCCAAGGCAAGAAAAAGGTCAAAAAAGGGATAACCCTACGGAATAAAGGGTTATTTCCTCCCCTGAAACCCCTGTAAGTTGTTGATTTTACAGGGGTTTTTCACATTCAGAAAGTCCTTGCCTTAAATTGCAAGAAGTCGTATAATTATTATATGGAATCGAGAAAAGGATCTAAAATGCTTAGTTGGGAAGATATGAGTCAGTTAGAGCAAGCCCAGTGCATCTATTGGGATATGTATAAAGATGCCTATGGTGTCCGTCCTCGTGGTATCGATACAACCGACTGGTCTTTAGAGCAGTTCGAGAAGGAATTCGAATTCCTTGGCAAAGTGATCGAGCAAGAAGAGATTGCACGCAAAGCAGCAGAAGCTGAAGCCATCGAGAAATTCGAAAAGCATGTTACCAATACAATTTGTATGGGTGCTCGTGATCGTGAAACAGCATTGCGTTGGATTTTTGATGCCAGCCAAGCTGACGGAGACGAAGAATACTTTTGTTTCCTGAATGGTCTTCCCTATGGTTATTTTAGAAAGGTGGCTTAAGATGGCTTTACTTACAGTCGGTAATCCAAAATTGTTAAAGGGTACGAAGAAAGGTTATCTGTCTTCTGTGTTACACTTTGCACCTGCGAATCTTTCAGGTAAAGAAGTTTGTGCTAAACGAACAGTCGGTTGCACTGCTGCATGTTTGAACACTGCTGGTCGTGGTGGTATCTTTAAGAAAGGTGAAACTACGAATGTGATCCAACAGGCACGCATCCGTAAGACCAAAATGTTCTTTGAGAATCGTGAACAATTTTTTAATGACTTGACTCGAGAGATCGATGGCACGATCAACAAAGCCAAAAAACTTGGTTTAACACCAGTGTTTCGTTTGAATGGTACTAGCGATCTTGCTTGGGAAAAGTATACAATCGGTGATACGAATCTTAATATTTTCCAAATGTTCCCTGAAGTGCAATTTTACGACTACACTAAAATCAATAATCGTAAAGTATCGCATATTCCTAACTACCACCTGACATTTTCGAATGCCGATGGTAACGAGATGGATGTTCGTATTGCAATGGCTAATGGTATGAATGTTGCAGTTGTATTTGATAAATTGCCAGAAACATATCTTGGTCGCAAGGTTATCAATGGTGACGAAACAGACTTGCGATTCTTGGACGAAAGTAGGGTTATCGTTGGTTTAAAGGCTAAAGGTAAAGCCAAGAAAGATACTTCTGGTTTTGTTGTAAGAATTTGATTGTCTTTAATTCATAACACAGGTATAATTATTCTTATGCAAATGTTACATACATCACTAGGAAAGTCCAAGAAACGCAAACCTGATGCGAAAGCACGCAAGTTGCGTGAAGACTGGGAAAATCTTTTAAAGAAGTATGCCACAAAGACTTCGACTGCTCCAAAAAAGCACCAGAAACTCAGTGAGTCAGACTTCCTCGGGAAACCTGCTTGTCGTGAGACACCTAAGATTCCGAGTCTTCCATTCACTGGCGCACCATGCCTAAAGAAAGCAAACCCTGTGTACACAGGTACGAAGGTAAAGGGTATTGGCACGATGCACAAGAGTAATGCTGTCCCCATTTTTAGTGATGAGGAAGCAGTAGCAATCGCAACAATGCGGAGGTAGTATGAAGATTATTTTGAAGTTGAAGAAGGTTCGAGATCCGATAGCAAAAGATTTACGAACACCAAAGTATAGAATGAAAGTAGTAATCAGTAAAAAATCGTACAAGAGAATGAAGAAGGTAATGAATAATGAATTTGAATAATTTTTTTGACAGTCTTGCAGCTAACCCCTCACGCAACTTCAAAATCGAGCAATTGAATGCGAATAGCGACAACGAGGTTCTGCGTCAGGTGGTTAGTCTTGCATTAGATCCATTCACAAACTTCTATCAACGGAAGATCCCTGCGTATAATCCAAACAAAACCAGTGTTAATCTTAACCTGAAGGATGCATTCCCATGGTTGTATCAATTATGTAATCGTTTGGTTACTGGTAATGCTGCAATTGCTCATCTTACCGAATTGCTCGAAAAGGTTTCTGCTGATGACGCAAAGGTTATTGAACGAATTATCAAAAAAGATTTACTCTGTGGTGTTCAAATATCTACTGCCAACTCGGTATGGATGGGGTTGATTAAAGAATATCCAGTTATGCTCTGTTCTCCCTATGAACAGAAACTGGTCGATAAGATTAACTTCCCTGCATATGCGCAGTTGAAGATGGATGGTATGAGGTTTAATGCCATTGTCAAAAATGATACTTGTGAATTCCGTAGTCGTAATGGTAAAGAAATTTTACTGGATACAGATTTGAAAGATCAGTTTATTGCAATTGCTGCTGGATCAGACATGGTATTTGATGGTGAGTTAATGGTAATGGATCCTGATGGTTGTCAATTTATGGATCGTCAAACAGGTAATGGTATTTTAAACAAAGCTGTTAAGGGAACTATTTCAGCAAAAGAAGCGGACATGGTTCATGCTTCAGTTTGGGATGCTATTCCCTATGTTTTGTTTGAAGAGTCCTACTGCGATACACCTTACTCTAGTAGGTTTTCTAAGTTGAAAGCGATTCTGGATGTTGTTCCATTTAAAACTGAAAAGAAAATTTGGTTAGTTACCAGCAATATTGTAAATACGCTTGAAGAAGCGACAGAAATTTTTGAGAGTTATCTTGCAGAAGGATTAGAAGGAATCATTCTCAAGGATGGTTCAGGTATTTGGGAAGATAAAAGAGCCAAGCACCAGATTAAATTCAAGGGTGAAATGGAATGTGATTTGAAGATTGTTGGAACTGAGCCACATAAGAAGAAACCTGAGTGGCTGGGTGCAATCATTTGCGAATCTAGTGACGGCATTATTAAAGTCAATGTAGGAAGTGGATTCAATGATGAACATCGTAAATCGTATAAAGAGAAAGATCTTCTTGGGAAGATTGTCGCTATCAAATACAATGCTAGGATTAAAAATAAAGCTGGTGAAGAAAGTTTGTTCCTCCCTGTATTTGTCGAACTACGGGAAGACAAGGATATCGCAGATTCTGCTAAGGAAGTAAAATGAGTTTAGATGTAGATTTGATGGTTGTTAAACCATGCTCTGTGTATAGTGGTAACATTACACACAATCTTGGAAAGATGGCAGATGCCGTTGTGCTTGCTAATGGTAAAACATTGTATCAAGTACTATGGCGACCTGATGAACATAAATGGAAAACTGCTGAAGACATTGTTGAAATGCTTGATGAGGGATTCAATATTCTATTGTCAGATCCAGAGAAGTTCAAACAGTACAACCCAGAGAACGGATGGGGATCTTACGAAGGATTGGTTGATTTTGTTTACAAGTATCGCAATGCCTGTTGGGATACTCCTGATGCAGAGTTGAGTGTATCTCGATAATCTTGCAATTGCAAGTTGCCCAAAATTTTAGAATGCGGTATAATAGTTTTATAGATTAACTTGAGGAGTTTAAGATGCCTAACTGGTGTGATAATGCGGTAACAATCAGTCATGAAGACAAGTCTAAGATCGATGCAATCGAAGCAGGACTTGCAAAGGAAGAGAAAGAGTTCTTCAATGTAATCCGTCCACGACCAGCTTCTGAGGAAGACAATTGGTATGGTTGGAATGTAAACGAATGGGGTACGAAATGGGAAGCCAGTGTCCATGATTGGAATCGAGAAGACGATAACACTATTTGGGTATCGTTTGATTCTGCTTGGAGTCCTCCAACTGCGTTGTATGGTTTTATGCATGACGAAGATGGTTATGATGTTCGTGCATATTATCACGAAGGTGGTATGTCGTTCTGCGGTAGGTTTGAAGATGGTTATGATGACTACTACGAGTATGATATTGGCGACATTAGTAATATCCCAGAAGATATTGCTGACTATGCAGATTTAGAATATCGTCATGACGAGTGGATTGACGAACAGCAAGAGGAAAAACTCTCTCAGCTTGATCGAACAGAGTGGTTTGATAAGAAAGTTAAACCAGAGTATGAGGGTAGATACGAAATAGAAACCATTGAATGGCCATGGCCACAGTATTGTAACTGGGATGGTGAAAAATGGAGTCGTTGGGAAGGCGATGATATTAAAGTAACTAAATGGCGAGGTCTTATCGAAGAATATCAAGAGGAAGTCGCTGAATGATTCTTGAAACTCTGATCAAACCGAAGATATTCTTCGATGTGAAAGATAGGAAGCATGTAGAGTTATACAGGAAGTTTTTAATCAGTGGTGCGTGGGGTTTGCAGGCATGCCCATTCATTTTGGAATTCCCTTATCTTACAATTCCAGACATGATTAAAGATAAATTGGTTCATAGTTTTTTAAAGATTAAAAAGGTGACATATGCAAGTCGTTATCAATAGATGTTATGGTGGTTTCGGTTTGAGTGATGAAGCAATTATGCGTTATGCAGAATTGAAAGGCATCAACTTAGTTATGGATACGACAGATCGTACATGGGGTGGTGCCACATTTTATGTGGATGGCATCAAAGATGATGAACATTACTTTTCCTACTATGATTTGAGCAATGATCGTTCAGATCCAATTCTTGTTCAGATTGTTGAAGAGATGGGTGAGAAAGTAAATGGTTTTGCTTCTGACTTGCGTATTGTATTCATCCCAGATGATATTGAATGGATTGTAGAAGAATACGATGGTATGGAATGGGTTGCTGAAAAACATAGGACATGGTCATGAGAATGTTAGAAATTCCCTTTGAAGTTGCAGATGGTATTACCAAAGCAAACCTAATTGATGCTCGCAAATATCTTAGGAGTGAGTTAGAAGAGTGGAATGCAAATCCACAGGATGACATGAATCCTGAAGGTTACTGGATGCACCCAGACGACATCGTTATCAATGGTAAGTTGATTCGTGCGATGGATTTAATTATTGACTATTATGGTGGTGATAATGCGTAAAGAACTAGACGAAGCACTGTGTGCAAAGTATCCGCTGATCTTTAAAGATCGTCATGAGAACATGCAACACACAGCCATGTGCTGGGGTCTTGAATGTGGTGATGGTTGGTATAATATCATTGATACTCTGTGTGGTCTGTTGACTTCTGAATATCGTGGAGCAAAAAGTCGTTATGAACATCTTTTAGAAACAGGTGTTGGTAATGTTCTTTATGGAACAAAAACAGTAACGCAAGAAGAACTTGATAAAGCAAAAGCAAAACTCGATGAAGAAACTTTGAAAGTTCCAGTTGCTTCTCAAGTAAAAGAAAAGTTCGGTGGACTTCGATTCTATGTTCAGGCAGCAACTGATAAACACTATCAGTATATCACTTTCGCAGAGTCAATGAGTTATCGTACTTGCGAACAATGTGGTTCTCCTGGTAAAACATATACTGATGGTTGGCATACAACTCTGTGTGATATTCATGCAGCAATGATGGGTAAAGAAGAACAGTACGAATCTGATGAAGGGGATGAATATGTTGTATAGTAAAGACCAATTACCAGATATCTTCAAGAAGATTGATGACCTTATCGTTGGTTCTGGTTTCAAATCATATAAAGAACCAGCACCAAAGTACATCATGGGTCCAAACTGGACTGACGAGTTACGAGAAAAGAATGGGTATACCCTCATCGATGGTGAGTGGTTTCAAGTTACAGCTGTGGAAGATGAATGGGATGTATTTAAAAAAGATCTGGAGCAGTTGTTTGATAACATTTCTGAACAACGATCCAAGATAGGGTTGCAACAACGCAAAATCTGGGAAATGGAATACGGATTACGAGTTGCAGCAAAAGCATTAAATAACTCTCTTAAACTTACGCAGGATATGATTAACAATGAATTATGATAGAAAGGTTCCAGCTTTGTTACAATCTAAAACAAGCATTACTGAGTCAATCAGCATCTCTGTAAAAAGAGAATTCGTGGAGGGATATGTATTGTCCAGAAAGTTGCGAGACTTTGGGATCGACAGTCCTATGTTGGTATCTGCTAATCAACCTGAACAGGCTGAAGATACATATGTTAAAGTAAAGGTGATCGTAGATGACAACCCTACAGCGTAACATCGTGGAATACCAAGAGATTGATTTCTCAGATGGGTATCAAGTTAGACTCGAGCATGAGCATGAGAAGAAATATGATACCCATACGATTACAATCAAGCGTAGAAATATGAACCCTGAGTATGCAGGTAAACCTGAGTACCCAAATATACAGTTCAATTTAGATACAGAGCACTTTAAGAAGTTTTGTGAGTTTTTTAATATGATTAATGGAGAAAAAATATGATTTCAAGTAACAGCGGTATTGACTTTATTCAACTATCAAGAGCAGCTGGAGTAGATCCAGAAGCAATTATGAAAGAGCCAGAGTTCGCAGACTATATGCGTGGTTATCTTGCAGAGAACACTGCAACTGTAACCTTTACGAAGAAAGATGGCACTACTCGTGTAATGCGTTGCACTCGTGATAGCAATCTAATTCCAGCAGAAAAGTTAGCAAAGGAAGATCCAGCAAAACCAGCCAAGACACCAACAGGAGATGCAGTTCAAGCATTCGACTTGGATATCGGTGAGTGGCGTGCATTTAACACTGGCAATATTACTCGCATTGAATGGGCACAACTATGATTACATACGACACAACCAAAGAAGAATACATCGCTGTACTAGAAACTGAAGCAGAAACCCTGCGTCGTTACTACTACAATCCGCATGCTGAAGGCACTGGTCATTTTAATACAACGATTGGTGTATTGGAAATGCGTATCAAAGAATTGAAGGAACAAGTATGACACAGTCAGTTTCCAGCCCAATAGATCGCCAGAAGATCAAGAAAATGCTTGCTGAGATTTCCAGTAGCATGACACGAATTGAAGCAGAACGAGATTTGATCCGTGAAACGATCAAGGAAATGTCTGATCAGTTCCAGCTACCAAAGAAAACTCTAAACCGAATGGCTAAGGTTTATCACAAACAAAACTACAACCAAGAAGTTGCAGACCACGAAGAATTTGAAACACTCTACGAAACAATCGTTCAGGAGAAGAACAATGGGTAAGATCGCCATCGCAGTTGTAGTTATTATTGCACTACTAATCCTAATGCCAATTGCAACTATCTGGTCTCTCAACACTCTCTTCCCTGCTCTCGCAATTCCTCTTACATTCGACACTTGGATTGCTGCAGTTGTTCTAGGAGGAGTCGTAGGTGGCACGAATGGGCTATCTTTCAAGTCAAAATAATGCTTGCTTTTAATTCGGATCTATGGTATAATTATATTCTAAGGAGGTAATTTACCTATGGCTACGACTGCAAAACGCAAAGCACAAGTTGCAAAAGTTGAACGGATGATGAAGGGTTCGGAAGTTTCCCTTCATCCTGATACATACAAACGAGATTTCATTATTGCGTTGAATTACTACAATTCAAACCATGATGACAAAGACAAGAAGAAATGGCTAATCAGCCATGTTGCACAGACTGACAAAAAACAGGCAGTTGAACTACTAAAGATTGACGAGTATCAATTTCGCTACGCAGGTATCCTTGCTAGGATTTCCGATGGTGGTTCCGAACTACAAGAGAAGGAAGCATTGTATCTCGAAAACGAAATTGCTCGGTTGAAGAAATTTGTTCACAAGCCAGTTGTTGTGAAGGTTGAGGAAGCAAAACCAGTGACCAATGTAATCAGCATCCAAGAGCGCATGCTCGACAAAGCCAGAGAAGTTGCTGGTGAGATGGATGGTTTGCTTGACGACTTTGTATTGTTCGACAAAACATTCGATCCTAAAGATATTCTGAAGAGTATGAGTGTTGCTGGACCGATTGCAAAACTGATCGCACCAATGTATGATAGTCAAATCGCTGAACTGAAGGAAGTTCTTGAAGGTGAAGACGAACAGTTGGTAGAAGGTTACTCGCATATGAAACGAACTAAGATCAAGAAGTTTCTTGCTCTGGTTGAGTCTATCAAAGATGCCTGTGGCTTGCAAGTTCAAGTAGCCAAAGCCAGTCGTATGCCACGCAAGCGTAAAGAAAAACCAGCTGGTGTAGTGGTTGCCAAGATGAAATTCAAGAAGGAAGATACCGAATATGGTATCAAGTCTGTGATTGCTTCATCGATCGTGAACAGTCAAGAGTTGTGGGTGTTCAATACCAAATACAAGAAACTGCAGGTGTATCGTGCCTCAGATCCGAAAGGGTTATCCGTCAAGGGTACTACTGTAATCGGCTACGACCCAAGCAATTCTGGTAGTCGTACACTGCGCAAGCCAGAGTTGGTTTCCAGCTACCAAGGTATGGGTAAGCGACCAATCAACTCTGCGTATAAAGCATTGACAACGAAAGAGCAAGCAGTCAATGGTCGCATAAACGAGGAGTGTATCCTCTTGAAGGTATTTTAATATGATTCTAATTGACTACTCGCAGGTATCACTGGCAAACATTCTTTCGTTCAAGAAAGAGTTGATGTCAGGAGATCCTAAAGTTACCACTGACCTAATCCGTCACGCAACCATCTCAACAATAAAAGCATACAAGAAGAAGTATGGCAAAGACTTTGGCGACATTGTTATTTGTTGTGATGGTCGTAAGTACTGGCGCAGAGACTACTTTGAACACTACAAGGCATCTCGTAAAAAGAATCGTGAAGCCAGCGATCTAGACTGGGGCATGATTTTTGATACGCTAGGTAAGATCCGTGAGGAGTTGCAAGAACACTTCCCATACAAGGTTATCCACCTCGAGCAGTGCGAAGCAGACGACATCATTGCGGTGTTGGCTAAGCAAACGCAGGAGTTTGGATTCGATGAGCCAGTGATGATTGTGTCATCCGATGGCGACTTCAAGCAGTTACAGAAGTATGACAATGTTCGTCAGTTCAGCCCTATTCAAAAGAAGCAGGTAACTGCACGAGGATCTGAGATCCATACAAACCTAATCGAGCATATCGTTAAGGGTGACTCTGGTGATGGCATCCCGAATATTCTTTCCAAGGATGATTGTTTCGTAACAGGAACAAGACAGACACCAGTCAGTGCAAAACGACTACAGGAATTCTTCGACAATGGGTTTCTTGCCTGTCGTACAGACGAAGAGAGACGCAACTGGCAACGCAATCAGGTACTGGTCAACTTTGAACATATCCCTGATGACATTCAGAAAACCATCCTTGACAGTTACCTAAGTAGTAAACCAAAGGGCGACAAGATGAGCATTATGAATTACCTTATTGCGAACAGATGTCGGTTGTTACTAGATGAAATTGAGGAGTTTTAAATGGCGAAGCCAATAACTGAAGTACTGCAAGACATAAATTCAGATACGAAAAATTTGCAGAAGTATCGAGAGAGAATTGCAGCAATCCAAATAATTATGGAAAATGCATATATGAAGGAGAAGAAGTGGTTGCTACCAGAAGGTGCACCACCATTCAAAGCAACAGTTGAACCACTCGGTATGACACCAACAAATCTGTACTCAGAGTTGCGTAGGTTCTATGTGTTTTCAAGAGCCGACTTGAAGCAGTTGCAGCGAGAGCAGATGTTCGTTGGGCTACTAGAGGGAGTTCACTCGACCGAAGTTGACCTGCTTTTGGCCATCAAAGACCAAAAATTGAACAAATTATACCCAAAATTGACCAAAAAATGGGCTGAAGACAACGGATTTATCCCAAAACCAGTCAAGGAAGCCAAAACACCCTCGTAAGTTGTTGATTTTATGAGGAAAAATAACCCTACCGAGTGTAGGGTTTTCCACATTTAGTGCTTGCCTTTAATTGCAAGGTATCGTATAATTATTATATGGAATCGAGAAAAGGACTAAAAATGTTGAAATTTGCAAATGTGGCTTCTGTTGGTGATGTTATCCGTGCTTACGACTTCAAGCCAATGGCTGGTCGCAACGATTGTTTCGTTGAAGGCAAAATTGTTTCAAAGGGTAAGAACAGCAAAGCGATGTTCGACTGCTACGAAATTTTGGTTTCCAAAGATGTGTTCGATGGTAAGATTATGAAAGGTGTTCGCAATTCCCGTCTGGCAAAGACTGTGTTTGTACCCTTTGAAGTTTCGTTTATGGAATACGATGCTCGCATCATTAACTTGTCTAAGTAAGGAGAAAATTATGAAAGGTTCTATTCGTACTTTTATTGGTTTTATGTTAGTGTTTGGTGCAGTGGGTGGTATGGAAGATCCTGCTAACTCGCTGTTGGTTGAAATTGTTATTGCTGGTATCGGTTTGGCTTTGATGGCTTCTGGTATTCGTACTTTGAGGAGTCTATAATGATCGCTGATGTTAACTACTGGTTGGCAGTTGCTGCTGAAGATATCCGTCGTGACAAGGTTGATGCCGAGTACGAAGAAGAATTGAAAGAGTTGGAGTTGCAAAAGCAGTATGAGTTTTTGTCTTATGCTGACGAATGCGCAAATGATGATGCACAATATTATGGAGCCTAATATGGTTATTGATACAATTGAATATCGTGGTGAAGTTTTTGAACGCACCCATGGAAGTCCTTTCGATCGTGGTGCAGCAGATAGCTACTACCATCGTTCAGAAGATCCACACTACTACCCTGAGGGTACTTACAGGGGTGATCGTGTTGAGTCCAAAGACATGAGTATGGCAGAGTTGCGTGCTTACTTTGCTGGCTACGAATACAACGAGAAGTTTGGTGATAAGAAAGATTGGGGTTAATATGTTAGCATACTGTGATTATATGGCGAAGGTTATCAACGACTCGCTAAAGAAAGACAGCCATGTGTATGGTTCGTTTGTTGATAGTGTTGGCAAGATTCAGTGGGATCTTGGACCGAATGGTGAGTTTTTATCGACTCGTAAGGTTATGAGTGTTGTTGATCGTAACGGTAAATCGTATCGTGTTATTGTTGAGGAAGTATGAATAAATTTGCAAGGAATAAAATGATGAATGAAGCACAAAAAGAGATCCTGTTGATTACGCAGGAAGAATGCGCTGAGGTAACTCAGGCGATTAGTAAAGTGTTTCGGTTCGGTATGGAATCAGAACACAAGGGACAAACGAATCGTGAACGACTCGAAGAAGAAGTTGGTGATTTGATGTGTATGATAGACCTGCTGATTGACAGTGGGATGGTTAGCGAAGCAGCTGTTATGGCTGCAAAGAGTGAGAAGTTGAACAAACTTCAATTGTGGTCTAACATTGGGAGCGCAGTATGATTCAAGCAGGATTTAAAGGTTTGATTACCAGCGATTGGGATCGTGACAATTTGGAGTTTCTTTTAAACACCAAAGGTGATGAGTTCAAAGAGTTCTGGGCACAGTCTGACGAAGACGACAGGATCTATGCGCAAGAGTTGCTTGATGCTTATTCCCGTGAGTTACAGTTGAAGGCACAGGAATTGGAAATTGAAGCAAAGTTGGATAATTTTGATGAAGCAAAATCTTTACTTGGAAAGGTAATGGCGAAATGAAACAGTACTTTGATTATTTGGAGAAATTGCGCAAGAGTGGTGTAACAAACATGTTCGGTGCTGCACCTTACCTGCAACGAGAGTTCGGTTTGGATCGCCATGAAGCGAGGGATATTCTTAAACAGTGGATGGAGAGTTATCGTGGATGATGAACAATTGTTGGAGTTGTCGGTTACGATCGACAATACAATTTTGTCTCTTTGTGACAAATACAAAACAAATGCGTTGAGTATGTCTGCTGTTATGATGGCTCGAATGATGTTGCTTTGCGACTCGGTTGGGGCTGGTGACGACATGCGCAAGTTGTGTTTTGAAGTATCTGGTGCGCCAATGCCAAAACCGATGGAGCATTTCCATTGAAACAAAAGTGGATTGATGCCTTCATGGATACAGCTGAAAGATTTGCTCAGTTGTCTTCAGCAAAACGATTGCAGGTAGGTTCGGTAGTCGTAAAGGACAATCGTATCATCTCTATTGGTTACAATGGTATGCCAGCAGGATGGACAAACGAATGCGAGAATGTAGTTCAATTGTCTGATGATACTGTTGTTTTGAAAACGAAAGATGAGGTAATACATGCTGAAGCGAATGCTATACTCAAGTTGGCTCGTGATGGGGAGAGTGGGAATGGTAGTAGTCTATTTTGCACTCATGCTCCTTGCGTTCACTGCGCCAAACTTATCTATGGTGCTGGAATCAACAGCGTGTACTATCGTGAGTCCTATCGTGACAATGACGGAATTGAGTTTCTGCAGAAATGTGAAATAAATGTTCAGAAAGTTGCAAAATAGGTTGCCTTAAAATGAAATGTGTGGTATAATTATACTAAATAAAGATGTGAACTAAATGTTTACATCCAAAATCAAAGGAAGAAATTTTAAATGAAACAGTTGTGTATATCCAGAACGATGCAGAAGCATTTACCACTCTCAAGTGGTTGGACAAACACACGCCCATCATTTGGATATGCCATTGAGAATGATACTGGGGGTTTTGGAAAGTAAAGTAGACTACAAGTTTATTTCCCAAAACCCTCTACCTGAAAAGTTAGAGGGTTTTTTGTTTTAGAGGATTCCCTACCATCGTGTAGGGTTATCAAAAAAGATGTTGCCGTAAATTAAGAAGTGCGGTAAGATTACGGTTCGGTTGAGAGATCGAACAAAATGTTCTTTAAAAATTTAAGTAGTTTTTGTTGGGGTATAGTGAAGTGGTATCACAACGGATTTTGATTCCGTCGTTCTTGGTTCGATTCCAAGTACCCCTGCCAAACTAAAATACATTGGGTAGCCAATTCCAGTAGGCACTCTAGGAGTTTAGATCATTCGACGGAATGGTGCTCGCTAGTTTGCACGAAACCTTGAGATCGTATCAGGAGGACGCTGGACAAAGTTGGATCGTAATGTGGTTGATGACCAATCGCTAGACGATAGCGTGGTTAACCCTGAGTGGGTGTTGTCAATCGCCCCAGTGTATTTTAGTTTGGTATATGCTCGGTTCGTCTATCGGTTAGGACACTGCCCTTTCACGGCAGGAAGGAGGGGTTCGATTCCCCCACCGAGTACCAACAATTTTGGGAGTAAAACTTTAAAGTGAAGTAACTGGCTTTTAACCAGTAAAATTAGGAGCATTACCTAATACTCCTACCAAAGATAATGGTGACCATAGTGTAAAGGTTTCGCACCTCGCTCTGTGAAAGCGATAGAATGGGATCGTTCCCCATTGGTTACCCCAATAGTGATATAGCAAAGTGGTAATGCGACAGCTTCATACGCTGTTTATCGTAGGTTCGAATCCTACTATCACTACCAAGTTTTAGGAAGTGTGCGCTGAATTGGTTGAAGGCAACGGACTGTAAATCCGCCACATAAGAAACATTGTAGGTTCGAATCCTACCACTTCCACCAAACGCCAAGATAGCTCATCAGGTAGAGCACCAGTTTGAAGCACTGGGTGTGGTTGGTTCGAGTCCAACTCTTGGTACCAGATTATGCCCGATTAGTAAAATGGATGATTACGCTGTGCTACGAACGCAGAGGTGTGGGTTCGATTCCTGCATTGGGTACCAAATTATTATAGCCAATTAGCTCAGTGGTAGAGCATCGTCTTGATAAGGCGAGGGTCGATGGATCGTTCCCATCATTGGCTACCAGATTATGCCCATGTGGACAAATTGGTAAAGTCGCTTCTCTCAAAAGGAAGAGGTATCTCTGTTCGAATCAGAGCATGGGCACCAATATGCGGATGTGATGGAATTGGTATACATGTTAGTCTTAGAAACTAAATCCTGCGAGTTCGAGTCTCGCCATCCGCACCAATGCCTCGTTATTTCAGTGGTAGAATGTCTCCTTTACACGGAGAAGGTCGGCAGTTCGAATCTGTCACGAGGTACCAAATTGTCTCGCAAGTAGTTTTAAGGTATAATAGTTTTTAAGCAGGATTAATTCAGTGGTAGAATGTTTCGTTGCCAACGAAAATGTCATCGGTTCAAATCCGATATCCTGCTCCAAGTTTAGGTCTCAAAGTGTTCATGGACGCACACGACACTGTCACTGTCGAAGAAGGGGATCGTTACCCCTTGAGACCGCCAAGTTTTTATTCCAGTGTAGCACAGCGGTAGTGCAGTTGACTGTTAATCAATTGGTCGTTGGTTCGATCCCAGCCACTGGAGCCAGTTTTAGGATGCGTGTGCCGAATGGTGAAGGCAGCTGACTGTAAATCAGTGACATAAGAAACGTTGGTGGTTCGAGTCCAT